GCCTTCAATAGCCGTCCGCGCTTTTCGTCGTTTGCAAGGTCAATCATATTGCAGCCTAAAAAGAGAACGGGGGCATGGTCGATCACCACACCCCCGTTAAGGCTGCGAATGTTAACGGCATCCTAGCGGTAGCTACTCCGCTTATTGCCTAAGTTGGTCTGGCTACACGCCAGCCCCCTGTTTCTTTGTTGTGGTCTTGCCTTCAGTAAGTAGTTGTTTCGCGTGAGCCATATTGAGCAACGCCTGTGTCTGCTGAAGTGCTTCGGCAGGTTTCAGGTTCGTGCGAATCTGGTCCAACAGAATCTCAATCGCTTTTTCAATCTTCTCATCCATCAGGTTTTACCTCTGAATAATATCTCGAATTCCGTACTTAGGACTGCCGGATTTCACTCCCCGTCGCTCTTGTTGCTCTCGCCACAAAAAGGAGCCATATTCCGCAGTTTGACCGTTTTCTTCGCTTGTGTCAATCTTCTCTACGACATTGTCGGTGTTAAACACCAGCCAGCTACCTGCCGCAGAGATTGCTCTGTCGGCGTGATTCTTATCCGTCGCTCCCTTGTTCTTCGATGGTGCGTGAATGATGTTTCCACCATCCCATTCGTATTCGCCGCACTCGACAATCATTTCTTCAGAGCGTGGAATGAACTTGCCTTGCTCCATCGAAAGTGCCATTTGCTCGAACATATCCGCCTTGTCAGCATCGCGGCACGGCCAGCCCGGCTTGCGGCTTTTCTTCTGCGAACCGAGCTGAGTCACGTTTCGAAAAAACACGTTGCCATAGTACAAAACTTCCATGATTTCCTTGGCAAAACCACCGGACACACCAGAATCTTCCCAACCAAGCACAGCGTTTCTCAGCCACATGCACAGTCCAACCACTCGCCTTGCAAATGGTCGCGGTTCAAGTCCCTTGATAGTGTATTCCAAGACTTGTTCACCCGTTCGGTTGTCTAGCGCCGTCAATACCGAATTAGACGAATAGGCTCCGACACCGCCAGACGAGATGTCACATCCAGCAGTAAACGGTCCAAGCGGCGGTGAGTTGTCGATGCTTGGACGAAACCACAGCTTTAGCAATCCATCGTCTCTTGGAATCAGTCCTGTCAGTTTGCAGGTTTCGGAATCGAACACTGGATTTCCGACCCAAACTGGACCTTGGCAATGTTGGCGCTTCATGCGGTCTAGCAAGTCTGGACTGAATACTTTTCCAACTGCTCCTCGCGGATTGCGGTCGAGTTGCGAAGCGATCAATCGTGGCGTTGCTGTTGGTCGCAAGCAGCGTGAATCGTACCACGGACTGCGAACAAGCCCTTCGTACTTGAATCCCTTGCGTTCCAATCTGACGCGAAGGTCGGCTATGCCTTTGTGGTACTCGTTAACTAACACCTGATCTTCAGGCTTTATAGCAGCCACGATACCTTCGCGCACTATGTAAGAGTGTTTGCTTTGGACTGGATGGTCCTTCCAGTCGAGAACAAGATGCACTCCATTCTTTTTTGTATCAGGATTTTCGCAAGCGTTGTGAAATACGCCTTGATCCGTGTAGCGGGCGCTGACCATGCGAATGCATGAAGTCACATCATGCAAGGACTCCATCACGGATTCGTCTTTTCCACCAACAACGAAGTCTTTAGCTCCAAATTCATCGCAGGTGAATACCGTCGCACGACCACCAGCCGCCACGTCTTGCCCCGCGGAATACCCTCGCAACAGTGAACCGTTGTCGTTGTTGATGAAAGTGTGCTGTCCTAGATGCCTCTCGTAACTCGGGCGCATCCAGAACGGAAGCCTATCTATTGCCCAAGCAACCTTCCAAAGAACCGTTGATGAGTCACTTTTTGAATCTATTAAGTCTTCATTTCGAGTTACATAACCCGCCGAGAACATTGGATCGCGCAGCCAGCGCCGAAGGTCTACCCACAGATAGCCAAAAGTTCCACCCTGCGCACGCGCCTTATCAAGGATCACGTCTACCGAGCGCTCTTCTCGTTGGGCGGTATCGATGGCTTCATCCATTGCCACGAACACTTTTTCCTGGTGTGGATAGGGAATGAACGGCACAACCTTGAAACGAGCGCGCGGATCGTAGCCCCATGTCGCGAATGACATCCAGAAACAAAGATCGTCCATGCACGCTTGCCACAAAGCGTCGCGGAATCGCTTGTCTGTCATCGCACGTTCACGGCAGCGAATTCGCCATTGCAAGTTAGCTACCGGATCGCGAGGAACAAGATCGTAATATGGGCTGGTCATTTGCCCAAGAATAATGGCAAGAATAGTCGCAGTCAATTATCGCTAACCTATGTAGGCGCACTGTCCCTATGCGGAGACGTGGCTTTTTCACCGGAACACTCGACCTTTACGTACAAAAACGGGCATTGTTCAATCGGGCTGATAGCTGGTTTACCCAGGGCTGACTTGCACAGCCAGTACATCTCTCCACGGTGGATTTGCCACCGCCGCACGTCGCGACCGTGCCGCCGATTCGGGTTTCTTGAGACAAATCGCTCTCGCGAAGTGGAACTCCACATACCGTTTATGCTGTTCCGGCGAGTAGTCTGACCGAGCCTCGGCTACCGATATTCTTAACGGCGGATCTACGCTACCTGCCCTATCAGCAGAGGAGGAAAAGAGCGGTGGACGTTTTCGCAGGATAAACGCCAGAGCACAGGATTCGAGAACGCTTAACCACGTCCACCGCTAAATTGATTCTAGTTTGATACCTGTGCTCTTCCATCGCCTGCGATTGCGACCGCAGCGAGTTTCCCCCTCTGCGTGACAAAAGTATAAGCATCAGACTAGGATAGGTCAAGTGTCTTCAGATTCAATTCACAAAAGCGTATCATTAGCCTGTTAAATCATGTTCGCTTCAATGCCTCCTCAATCCCCATCACCTTTAGGCGGGCTCGTAAAGTGCTCTCATTCAAACCATACATCCTCGCCCACTCAGCCACGGTCTTTCGCTTTCCCTTAAATTCAACGCCACAACGACCACACGTTGACGAGTGCCCGCTGGTGAGGTGCCCAAGACGAACGGTGACTTTATTTCCGCATGCGCATTGGCAAAGGAATTGGCGCTTGCCTGATGCTGATACTTCTATCTCTCGGACAACTTTGAGATCGCCGAACTCTTGTTTTGGTTTTATTTCAATTCGTCGCATGTGCTCCGCAGCCTTTACCTGTGTTTCCTTCGTCTGTGTGGTTTGTTGGTTGCCTTACCATCTCCTCGGTTGAACGTATACCCGCTGCGCTGAGTAACGCCCGCCGTAAGGACTGTACGGGTTGTTGATGCTGGTTGGACTGTACTTGCTTCCGTATTGTGAATACGGATTAGCAATAGAATCCTGTACATAAGGGTTGATCGACAACCGACCCAAATACGTACCATCTGCGCCGTAAATCTTCGGCGGATTTAGGTCGTAACGATTCCGCCACAACGACATTGCATTCGAGTCGTAGGTGCTGCCGTACTGTTGATAGGAACCGATCTGTCCGAAGCATGGCGCTGAACACAACACAAACAACATGACAAATAAACTTTTCATCACTTCATCTTTCAAGTTAGAACAACATCATCTTGCATCGGCAAAGCACTTCCATCGTGCTCAAGGCCCTCACCCATCAGTTATATGCCTGTTGCGTCTTTGGGTCAATAGTGTTAAGTTACCGGTATGTCTGCGATCGCAAGGAATAAAATGGTCGTTCAAAAAAGTTCTGCTCCAATCAAATGGCACGGCGGCAAATCCTACCTGGCGGCGCAAATTGTTGATCTAATGCCAAGTCATACTTGCAAAAGATTAAGCCAACCAAGACCGAATGTCTGTGGTTCAACTACTGATAAATCAATAACATTTTCACTGAGGTTTTCATGAGCGACAAATGGGATCGGCATTTTTTACGATTGTCTCTGGAACATGCTCGCATGTCGAAAGATCCTCGCACTCAAGTAGGCTCGATCATCGTTGGGCCGGATCGCGAACTAATCTCGGCAGGTTTCAATGGATTCCCTCGTGGCATCGAAGATACTGAAGAAAGGTTGACTAATCGCGACTTGAAGTTGAAGTTGGTTGTTCATGCTGAAATGAACGCAGTTCTAGCAGCCGCGCGTCACGGAATCCGGTTGAAGGGTTGCACGTTGTATCTCGCCGCTACTGATTCTTCCGGAGATGTGTGGGGTGGACCTCCGTGTACTCGATGCACGGTTGAAATCTTGCAGGCTGGCATCACAGAGATCGTGAGCTATCAGGTGAAGTCAATTCCTTCGCAGTGGCACGCCGATTTGGAATTGGCTAAATCTTTGATCGATGAAGCGGAAATCAAGTACCGCGAAATTATGGTATGAACGTCATCATGCAGACTAAACAGGAAGACGGTTATAAGTGGTGGCAAGGTGAAGTAGTCTGCTCTATCTGCGGACACACCCAGACCTCGCGCATCGAAATACCCAAAGACGCCCAAGAACCAATCGTCCTTTTAGAGTGCAGCGAATGCCATAATATGAGCTGCCAAGTGGAGTAACCTCATTCCTATGGTGTTTTAGAGGTACGACTCGGATGACTCACACCGCTGCATCCGCGACGAGGAATCTTAATGTCCCAGTCCACACCACACTTCAACCCACGCTTACTTGCTTCCTCACTGCTAGTGCGATTCTTACACGGAGTCCAGTAAGCTAAGCCACTCTGCCACCAAACCGCATCTCCTATCTCAATCTTCTCCGACTCCGGAGTCCGCTCAACGTAAATTGCACATTCGTCCGCCTTACTCCTACCACGAGGCTTGTCAGCGCAATTGACGTAAACCTTAGTCTCCAAATCAACCACCTCTATCACCGTTCCACCAACCATAGTAATTCCCCATAGAAATAGCGATTCCTAGACACCGAAGCATCTTACTCTAATGGACCCGGAAGAGCAAGTGGATTCCATTCGCGGTTCGAGAGGGAGATTAACGGGACTCAAATGCAAAGGGGGTATCGTCGTGGTTCAATTTCCGGTGACTACATAGCCAAGATCGACTGCGATAAACGTTTGACTGCAGACTCACAATGCTTCTCGTCAGACTCAACTCCTATGGCTTTCCTTCCAAGGTCTCGAGCCGCAACGAGCGTTGACCCACTCCCCATGAACGGATCGACCACCGTTCCCCCTTCGGGGCACGAATACTCAATTAGCGGACCAAGGAACGCCACCGGCTTTTGCGTTGGATGAACTGCGAATCCATGACAGCTTCGTGCCTCGATTATACTGGTCATCATTCTCGGTCCACCATCTTGCGCGACGAACGTGCTGTTCTCGATGTGTCCTGTGTGTGTTGGTCGCTCTTTCCTACGAACGGTTCGTTTTGTCGCGTCCATCGTCACTTGCACTGACTTGTAAACGTCTTCCCATTTCCCTTGGTAGAAGTGCAACGCGTGCTCGTGGATTCGTCGGAACCTGTCCGCGTGAAAATTACTCCCGTTGTGCTTCTTCCAAATCACGTCCTGCGACAGCTTCCAGTCCTTGAACTCGCCTATGTGATCAAGAAACATTCGCAACGAGCCACAGCACCACAGCGAAGACGCTCGGATCAATTCAATCCATCCAGCTTGCCACACATCCCACTCAAGCGACGTGTCGCCATACGGAGGATCAGTGACAACCACATCCGCAGCCAACAATGCTAAGACATCTCGGCAATCGCAATGGTAAATCGTCACGCAATTGGATTCGAAGTACGGTTCAACCATCAGACACCTCACCAAGTCAGAGAAACCAAAAGCATGAACATCATAACCGAACGGACCCCGAAGTGCAAGTGATTTTGGAGCTTCAACTGAAGGGTAGATAATGATATGGGACCCAGACCGGCGGCCCGGTCCGGTTCGTTTTCCGGTCAGCTCGCGATTCCGCCTTCGATGCCAGCCGCTGCCCTGGTCGGTCGCTTCCAGTCGTTCGCCGCTGCCACTATGCCGCTTTGCAGCCACCATGAGTTCCACCATCCAACGCAATCGCAGCCCAGCAGCCCAAAAAAGCCAACTATGGCACCAGTACGCCCCACTTCCACCCACCACAGCCCACCATCATCACCATGTACACACCATGCAGTCTACGCCCTGCGCCTACCGAGAGTGGGAATCGGGTTTCGGTATCCGCGGCGATACCCCACCTTTGCCCAAACATGCATTATTTCCCCGGAAATATGCGGCAAAAGTACGTTTAGGACCAAATTGGTCCTGAAATTTAATCCATCATTTCAGCCAGTAGCCCGCGGATTTCCTCGATGGCCAGCTTCTCCCGGCGTATTCCTTCGCGCTCATCATCCTGCTGTGCAGTCGCCTTGACCGAGATATCGGCGAATTTGCTGGGGAATAGTATCGAAGTTTCCAGCCAGCTCAACGCAGAATAGCTGGGCGCTGGGCTCAACGCTCGGGACAGGTCGACCCCATTTCCCTCGCGCACAAGCAGCCGATTGGCGGAAACCCAGGAGATTTCAGCCTGGAGCTGTGCATTTGCGGGTAATTTCGGCCAGTCCTCGGGAATTATTCCGAGGCCAACTACACCCTGATCGCTCGGAATTGGAACTGGCGCGGGTTTGCTGGCCGGTTCTTCGGCTGGTGGTTCGATCGCTGGCAGCTCGGGAATCGGTTCTGGCTCGGGAATCGGCTCGGGTTCAGGTTCGGGAATCGGTTCTGGCGGAGGGAAAAGACGGTCTGTTTCTCGCGTCGCCCATTCGTAAGCGGTGCCTAGTCCCTGTCCCTTCGGCATGCCAGCGGCCCTAGCTTCTTTTCGCAGCCTTTCCCAGCACATTCCCCGTGTTTCACCGGTTCTCGCGTGCGCGATTGGTCCATTTTCAGCCGCTGCCACCAACACAGCAGATGACTCAGAAACGACCGCTGAAACGTCCCCCGCGTCGATGTTGGTTTGTTCAGCGGTGTTTTGGGTGGTGCCTGTGGTTCCTGCGTCCGTCCCGCTATCCTTACTTTCACTTGGGCTGCGATTGGAATTCTTCGCCGCGGCTGGTTTCCGTGGTGCTCGGGGTTTCTTGGTTGGCTCACTCATTGGAATTGCACCCCCATTTGCTCGAAATACGCTCTGGCGGCCTGCTGGGCTTCCTGCGCTACTCGGCTGTAGTCACGATCGGCTTCAGGTGTCACTTGAATGTGTTCGATAGCTAGTCGGCAGTAGATTTCCAACGCCAGGTCCTGGAGCTGTTCCGCCAGCGCTGCTTCCGGAGTTGGCTGGTCTATTGGCGATGGCATTGGAAATGAGAGTGGCGACTGAATCGGAGGCAGTGTGTCTCGGCTAAATCCTTGGCGCTGTTGCGCTATCCCCGGAACTGGTCTATGTGCTGGCATTTGGCTGCTATTCCTTATTGAGACTGCATGGAATTTCACAGGGTGTCAGATGTCAGGTTACCCCATTTGCGCTCGTTAGACGCGATCCTGGGGCACTGGTTGAGATGAATTATAGCCAAAAACGGCTCCCAATCTCAATAAGCAGTGGTTTTATACGTCTATCGGGGGAGTAGATGGAAGTTATCGATGTTTGGGGATATTCCACAACAATGCAAGCGCAGCACCCCCTACCGAGCTCCGTGTTTTCTAGGCTTTGTCAAGTATCGAGCGCACCACGCTATTGCTTCTGACTGTGTCGGTCGATACAATTAGCAACGCTCAACTTCCAATTCACGGGACGAAAAAATGCTGACCTCTGCCGCAATTTCGCAAATACTAGGTGTCCACAAGGGGTCCATCAATAGAATCGCAAAACTCCACGGGCTCGGTAAAACCGTGGGAAACATGCGAGTTTTCACGCAATCCGACGTAAAAATGCTCCGCAAATTGTGCCGCAAGAAACGGGGGAATCCTAATTTCAAAAAATCTTCGGAATAATTCTCCGACCGCTATTGTATCGCCCGACACAATAGTATAGGATGATATTCAGTGAGAACAAACCAGGGCAGTAAGATGCCCGCAACACTAAGGGAGATTTTTCAAAATGTCGACAACACTTCGCGAAACAATGATTGAAGCCATCGCTAGATGCTACTGGTCGGCACGCTTAGGGTACGGACCAATAGAAGGGATTAGCGCAGAGGCTGCCGAATTGGAAGTCAGGCGGCTGGCGACCGAAATCAATTGCGATTCGTCGGAGATTGCGCAAGGCATTGATCGCGGCGAACGACGATTTCGCGCAATTGCGTGCGGTCGGGTTGGATGAAGCGTCAATTTGCCAATTGTGCAAGTTCAATTAGACGTGCATTCCTGCAATGTCGCAGGGCCAACTAACCAAGGAGAATTTCAAAATGTCCAAATACGAAGAAGTCACAAATCGGCTATATGCTCAGTTCGATCGCCAGCTCGATCGGGTTCGTAGCAACAGCAACCCATCTAAACGAGAGCTGCGCAAGCTAGATACGATTGCTACCATGTGCCTGCAACGAATAACTCCCGATCGCGGTGATTCAATTCGCGAAGCACTTGCCCGAACCCACTGAAGAGCTGGTGAGATTCCAGCGAAACGCCTGCGGGCGTATGGGTAGCCCTGCAACGTCTGTAGGGACCAAAATCTAGGCGCGGAGCTAGTTTACTTCGCAAAATGAAAAGGAAAAAAATCATGTCAAACGAAAAGCTAACAATCACTCTCACAAATCGACGACCCGTTACGGTAAACAAAGAAACATGGCCGCTAATCGCGTTGGCGAAAGACTGGGACAATCAGCACGAGTGCCAGGCAAATCGCATCTGGAAACTATTCGTTCGGCAATGCCAGACGGATGGTGATGATCGTTGCATCGTCTATGGAATTTACACTACCCGCTTCCAGGGTGACGGTGATTTGCGCGGAGGTGAAATCGTTGACGACATAGACGACGTCCCGGCAGCAATCAAGCGAGTAGCTGAGTACCTTGGGTTCAGTCAGTCTTGCGCTGATGATTGCATAGCTGACCTGCCTGCAATCGAATTGGAATAGACATTTCGCGAATCGCAGGCTACTCGAAAGACTAGCCTGCATTCCTGCAATGTCGCAGGGCCAACTAAGGAGAATTGTGGCCAACGTAACGAATCCAGAGCACCGCTAAAAGCAACCGAAGACGGACACCCTTCCATTGGCTCGTGAGACAGCTGCAACATCTACCTTTGGAGAATTCAATGAATGTTCAAACCGAACTAAAAACCACGCCCGAAATCAGCGGCGCGACAAATCTGGCTTGCGCCATCGCCAACCGTATTGCAAATCTTGACGGCCTGTCGCACCACATCGACGAAACTTTCCTTGCTGCAATAGCCAGAGCGGTCACAAGCGAAATAGACGCAGCTCTCCCCGCCATGCTTTCGCAACCCGTCATAGTTGGAAAGGATGGGCAATTGTTCATTGTGCTGCCTGAGTCACTGTCTATGGCTCATAAAGATTGTCGTTGTGAATCGTGTAAGTCTGGCAAATCTCGACGGCAAAGCGCGCTCACTTGCTCGCCGAAGGGTGAATTCTCCTGGCTAGTGCATTACTCGAGAGAGCAGCAGGTATATTCCCTTGCGCACGGGTACAAGATGGCGGGTCGAGGTCCTCGATAACCCACTGACGAGCCCATGCAATCTGGGCGAAACCGCTTCGGCGGTCTGGGTAGGGCTCGTGAGACAGCCCCGCAACATCAACACTTTTTTGGAGTATCTGAATTATGGCAACGACATTACAACTCAACGCGATTGAACAGCACGGGAAAAACCTACTGGCAATCTTCCCGAAAGCCACCGAACGCGATCCCGTGGCACTCTGTAAGAAACTGCGACGCTTGGAAGCGCGCGGCGCAGCCCTAGCATTGGAAAACTGCAACGTAGGTGTTTCAGATGACGAATACGAGCAACGAGCGAGCGAGATCATTACAAAGGTCAATACGCTGCTAGGCAACGCCAACGAGTATCAGCCAAAGATCGGCGCAAAGTGTGGATGTCGTCGTGGTATCCAGCGGGACAACTGCGCCAACTGTGAAGGAACTGGGCAGGTCGTAGACTTTCACGCGATCCGCAACCGAAAACCATTGGTTCCCGTTTTCCTAAATGGCGACCCCAGAGGCTATGCGCTGAAGATCGAATCTGGCTGGATGCGTGAGCAGAACGAATTCCGACTCCATAGCGACATGGGCGGATATGGCATTCTAGCCCCTGAGATTGGCAAAGACGGTCGATAGAGTCGCCATCCCTACCTGCCGCTCGAATCAGTCGCGCGGCAGAGTGGGATTGTTACCCTGTCACTTTTTTGGGATTGTTACCCTGTCACTTTTTTGGAAAAGAAACATGAGATACAAAGCCACATTCACAGGACGAAAAGTGGGCGCGATTGGCGTGTTCTACCCAATCACAGCCTACCTGAACGGAACGGACGAGGAATCCGCTAGGCTCGCGCTGTACGACAACTACGAGCACATCAGCAGATTGCAGCTCGAACCGGCGAGCATATATGACGAATGCGTCTCACTCGGCATCCCGACCAGCAACCACGAATCGGACCTGTACGTCCCACTAACACCAACGACGCAAAAACTCGCGATTGATTATGGGATCAATGCCACATCGTTCACAAATCAAGTCGAGGGCGGATTGTGGCTTGATCTGCCTTTCCAGTTCAAACCTTTTTGGGACAAGGTTGCAAGCATTGTCTAGGCTCGGTGGGATTAAGCCGAGTGCGTCCGCTGGCGAAAGCTGAAACAATTGGGAGTTATCAATGAAAATCTTAGATAAGTTTAGTATCGCTCGATACGAAGAGGCTATTTCTCGTGGCCTTTGCAGGGGCAAGGGCAAGCGAGATGGTCAGATGTGCATCGAGGCTGCCGTCTGCTTTGCACTGGACCTCCCGCATGGAGAT